AGTTGCATATTAAAATCAAACTCCACCTGCATCAATTCTCTTTTTAACATTGCTTCATTTTTAAGCCTTTCAATATCAAAAGCTACTTCGGCTTGTTTTGCCTGCATTTGAACTTGAGCTTCCATTTGTATTTTTTTCATCTCTTGTTCTGATTGCATTTGTTGCACTTGCATTTTTGTTTGAGCGTCCATTTGTTTTTGTGTCATTGCAAACTGCTGATCTTTTTCTTGCTTTTTTTGTCTTTTAACTTTTAGCAATTGATTGGCTAGCTTAATATTTTTTAACTCTCTTATGTCTATTGCATCTTCTAAATTAATATCATTTTTAGATAAAGCCATTTGTATGTTTTGTTCAAGCTGCGCTTTTTCTTCTTCATCTGGAGCCACCTCTATAAAGATCCCAAAGTCATACATATACAAATCATTTATTTCTTCAAGAATCCCTACATTGTATTTTCCAATTTGCATTTTAAATTCTTCTTTAAAATCTGCATACTCTAAAATATCTGCAATTCTAATAGATAAAGCTTCTGCCAATGTTTGTGTTATGTATAGGCTTCCCTGAAGAATATGTCTAGTAGCTGTATTTGAATTAAGAGCTGCTAATTTTTGTACACCAACCAATGCGTAAGGATCAGGTTTAGTTCCATCTCTAGCTTCGTTTAAACCTGTTACACTTCTTAGCATATCCATATAGTGATTGTAGGTTCCCACCAAGCTATTGATTTTACCTTGACCGCTACTTGATGTTAGTTGTTGAATTGGGACTCTAGCATTATTAAATTCTCCATCTTGCGTATAACTTCTACCTACAACACTACCGGTTTGAAAGTATAGCCTTAAAGCATCTTGAGGATTGTATGCGTTTCCTGTACCTAAGTCAACTTCATTTAATCCATCTGCATCTATAAACACACCATCTGGTACAGTTCTTGCGATTACCTGTTGCAATTTTAAATGCGTCATTTGTATTAAATCTGCAAACGTAATCATTCTTCTTACCAATGATTCGATTACACCTTTATACATTCTAGGGGCACAGGCAATATAGTTAGGCATAGCATGCTGAGAGGCAGACTGAGGTCTAACCATATTTTCCATTTTCTTCCACTGAAGCATTATATTTGTCCCCATTACCATAACACCCTCATACCACACATCTATTTTCTTTTCAACTTTTTCAAAGTTTCCTTCCTCCATCATTTCTTCTGGCGGATTAAATTGATCATCTTTTTCAATTACCCTTGCGCCTCCTCCATCTAATTTCTTTTTCTTATATACAATTGAGTTTGTGGTTTTATAGTTAAAATATAACAACGTTGCAGTGTCTCTATAAAACATACTGTTTTCATAAAACTGAGCGACATTATAATAATCATACCACGCTTGGCTATACTTAGCTATTTCTTCTAAATCTTCATTTGTTAATGTTGGATCTATTTTAGGTAGTTCCGTCATTGGAACAGTTTTAATTTCACCCCAATAGAAACAATCTTTAAAGTGCGGATCCTCGGTATAACTATAAACAACGTTCGCAGGATCAACATAATCAATCTTAACACCTTCACCTGGTAAAAAATATTGTTTAGTCATACCCACCCCTAACACTGTAATATCGTAGTCTACTCTTTTTCTAATGTGAGAATAATGATTTTCTTCAAACAAAGTGTTGATAGCTTCTTCCTCCGCTATTTCAATACCAGGCTTGTAGTTTAATTGCATGTAAAGAGCGAGTTCTTCATCATTATTTGGAAGTTCATCTGGATCAGTAGCAAAAGGGTTTACTCCAAAACCTTTTTGTATTTGAGTAAGAATAGGTTTGGCAACCATATCAGCCTCTATCATATCTTGAAATGAAGATCTGTTTTCTGCAGACAAGGCGTCTTGTGCATATGCTTGAACTTTAAATAATCTGTCCGACATTCCATTAACAACAATGTCTACAAATTTTGGAATAATAGGCACAGGCGTCCAATCTAAGTTTAAGTAACTTAAATCACCGTCTATAGCTAATTCATTTTTGTATTTTTGAACTGACTGCTCTCCTCTTGCATACAGTCTTAATCTGTGGTAATCTCTCCACTGAGAATAAAACCTACACGTACTACTGTCTTTACGAAACCATTCGTATTGAATTGCTTGACCGATCTGTAGTCCGTACTCTACTGTATCTTTTTCACTATCAGAAACAAATAAATCCGGAAACCCCACTGGGTTTATATCAATTTTTACATCTACCATTAAGTACGTATTTCGCTATATAATCCCTTGTTATTATATCTTGCAAAGTTAATCTTTATTTTTGACTCTTTTTTTTGCGGTGTATATAAGTGTTTTTGATTAGCCATAATAGCTAAACCTGAACTTATAGTGGCATCAAACTTAGTTCTATTGTTAATATTGAATCGAGCCCAGTCCTCTAATGTTCTATTAAAATACATAGTGCCCATGTCCATTTTATCTCTAAAAACCCCTTCCATATCCATTCCCACATATTTTTCAATATAGCTTTCAATAGCGCTGGCGTGTGCTTGCTTTACTTCTTCTGAAGAATTAGGTATTCCTCCTATTTCTCTTTCAGATTTAGAAAGTTTATTATATACTTTATCCGGTCGATTCATACAATATTTTCTATACCCTCTGTTTTTAAAATGATACAATAACCTAGGTTTATTGTTTTCCACTAAAATAGGCATTCCGTAAAAAACACAGGCCATTAAAACATCTTCAAAAAATAATTCTGCGGTCTGCGGTCTTGCTACGTATTCTAAAAAAAATTCATTACTGGGTGCGTTGTCCATATTAAATTTAGTTAATCCGTGTAATGCACCATTTGATCCTCCACCCCCTACTGTACCAGATATATCATATGAATCACAGCCAAAGCTACCTAAATGCTCGTTACCTGGTGCATACTTTCCGTTTTGATTTAGCCTACAATTTTGTAGGTTTTTTTCAGGTATCCATGAAATTAAAAACCGACCTCTAGTGTCTGGCGACCACACTACTTTTGAATCCTTAATTCCATCCTTCCAACTAAATCTACCCCTAGTTAAATAGTGCTCTTTAATTAAAGAATCATTATAATCTATTTGCTGATAAATTTTAGTTAAATTAAATAACGATTGCTTACTTTCATCTCTAAATGCATGCGAATCGGTTCTAGGAAATTGTCTATAAAATTCATTTAAAACATCGGCATCTTTCTTTAAAGAATCTACTTCGTTTTCCCAGTAATCAATAGCTCCTTGATATATAAACTCACCGTCAGAACCCTCTACAGCTTTAGTTGGTGTTTTAAAAACAGGCATGCCGTACCTGTCTATGTATCCTTCAAAATTCCACTCCATAGGAATAAATAAATTATACAATCCGCTTTTTGTTTGACCATTTTGATTTCTGTTTGTTACATCAGAATCATAAAATAATTTTTTAAAATTCTCACCACCTTTATCTAAAGCGTTTGACGTAGAGCCCATCATACATTTTCCAATAATTTTACTACCCAGTCTCAAACATGTTTTAGTTACATTCCAATTGTTAATAATGTTATCAGGCTTCAACCATTTACCTGATTCATCATGTATTAATAATTTTAATTTTTCACCATCATAACTGTTGTCGGCTGTGTTCTTCCAGTCAATTGTTGTGTCTAATCCTTCCAGTTCCTCCTCTTCAGTTTCAAACATATTTTTTTTTGTAATCTTAGAAGCAGGTACTCTATAGGCTAACTCTGTTTTTGGTCTATCCATACCGTCTTGTATGGGTTTAAAAAAGAAAGGGTAATTGTTTGATATTGGCACAACCTTGTCAGTAAACATTTTTTTAGCATCGGATCCGGTTTTGGAAAGTATACCTATTCTTGCATCCTTGCTAATTGTAGCGGTGTTGACGGCTTCGCAAGAACCCATAAAAGAAAAACCTGAACGCCTTATTTTTAAATAACACATGCCAAAGCTTCTTTTGTCAGCTTTGCATGCTTCCCAAAAAATATAAAATATTCTATTTGCTTCTCTGAACTCAGGCTTCCCAACATCTATTTTTGTCCACTGTAAATACATATAGTGAGTACCGGTAATATAGGTGGGGGATCCATTGTTGTAGAACCAATAACCTTCTTCTCTTCTATCAAATTCAGTTTCAATATAGTCAACCCATTCATTTTTAAATTCAGTAGTCATTTCATGCCATTGAAATATCGAACTAATTCTTGACAAAGCTTTTGGATACTCCGAAGCTATCCAGTATTGATCTGTTGTTTTTTTAGAATTTTTGTGTATTGTTTTAGGTTGTTTCGGTAACCCTATGAGTAAGCCATTGATATTGTATATTTCCCCCACTGTTCCGTTTTTACTTATAACCACTAAATCATGGTTAGGGTTGTAGCCATACTGCCAAGATTTATGCTGATTCATTTTCAACATAGATTGTTTTGATACGTGGTTTTTTACAACACTATATAATTTATTTTGATCGTCTTTCTGCAAATCCTTGTCTTGATTTTTCCTCTACTTTTTCAACTCCGTTTAATAAATCTTTTTCTAATTCTATTCTTGTTAGTATTTCAAATGCATCAAATATAGCTAGTTTTTTTGTAGCTGCTGCATTTTTTAATCTGTCTGCGGCTAACTCATCATCTTTATCATATTTAATAATATCCTCTTTTGCAACTTTTATTAATTGTGCTACAGCTTCTCTACCTGCGCTAATTATTTCTATCTTTAAATCTTTTGATGATTTCATAGTACCATTGTTATATTGTTCCAAAACATTCTGTAAAGTTTTTCTCCATTTATATAAAATGGATATTCACATTCAGGCTCAAAAACCACCTCATCATTTTCTTTTACACCTAGTTCGGTTAGCTTTGAATTAGTGTATTTTATTATACCAACAAGAGGCTCTTCCTCAACAGGCTTCATAATAATTGACTCCCTTACTGGTACTGGTTTTATAAAGCAATACTTAGAATGTGTTTGCCATTTACCGCTGTGATAGTACATGTAAAATTGATCGTAATCAATAAAAAAAAGATCGTCTTTAAAAAAACTTCTACCGCTTTTTTCGCGACCTTTCATGTCATAATATATTTTAAACACATTGTGGTGCACCAGCAATATATCTCCGCTTTGTATTTCACCGGTATAATTTAAAGGACAGCTAACGACCTCGGCAAATCTGTTGGATGCAGTATGGTCTTCTTGGGAAACGCTTGTGTAAAAATCAATACCTCCTATGTTTTTTATATTATCATATCTCCTACCTTTAACAGGTTTTACAATAAAATAGTGTGGAGATTTCATTAAAAGTTTATATTGTATCCAATAGCCATTGGCATATTGGAATTAAATTCCTTCCATAATAATACTTCATTATTTTTTTCAATCCAAATTTTTATTGAATTATTTGATAAGTCTTGTTGAATTAAATGTATTGTATAGCTTCCGTTCAGTATAGCTTGACCTACTAAGTAGTGCATAGAACTTGACTTGTAGTCAGCGCCTATGGAGATTTTTCTAATATCCATAATAAATTAAATTTTATTTAACTATAAATTTACGATAGCACCGGACTCATATCCGCTGCATTTAGTATTTTGTAGCTCAAATAGTAATAAAATACACTATCCCCTCCGGTTAGTGTTCCGGTAGTTCCTAACACCAGTGCGTCGTCCACCCTTAATTCGTTGAAAAATGTGTCTATCGATACCGCTCTATAATCACTAGTTGCAGTCCAGACAGCGCTTCCTACAGCTATATATCTTCCTGATGTAGCTACATTGCCTGCAAAATAAAGACCTGGTGATCCAGTTACGCTGTAAGGGGTTGTGTTAAAGTCATAAAAATAAGAAAGCATATCTATTACTATGAGCTTGCCCGCTCCAGGTGCCGGCACTAAAACTTTAGGAGTGCCCGCTAGCCCTAATAATTCAGCTGAAGTTACAACTCCGCTTACATATCTTGATCCTGTTGGTGAAATCGTAGATGAAGGATTGTTAATCCACTGAGTAGCAGTTCCGGTTGAAGATAGCACTTGGCCTGCTGTACCTACTGCATTTGTACTATCTTTTATTGTTGACTTAAAGTAAGCGCTGTTTTCAAAAACAGCTGGGCCCCACAGACCAATATCACTTGTCAAGTTATTTCTATTTATATGGGTTGTTGTCTGGCTATCAATATTAACATCACCAAAAGCCGACAGAGTTATAGGTCCTGTTGTGGATATAATTTCTACGTTAGCACTAAGTGTTGACGTAAATGAAGATGCAGAGATAGATACAGCTCCTGCAATGTCAGATATAGCGCTGTCAGTTAGAGTATCAGAGTCTAGCCATTTTGGAATTTTGTTTGCTGATCCACTACCATCTACTACACTTTTCCATAAAACTGAAGTTCCTGTGCTAGATAATACTTGACCAGAGGTCCCAGGTTGTCCACCAGCATCTTGCATTGTAGAATTAAATCTGGCGTTTTGTTGAAAAGTCATTATCCCGTTTACAACAGCTGAGTCAGTTGGATTGTTTCCTATATGAATTGTGCTTCCTTGTAGATACGTATCATTAGCAACAACAACGCTTGTACCGTCATCTGTAATAGAACTATTTCCTAAAGACTGAGTCCCTGTCCATTTAGTTAAAGTGTTTGCGGTACCAGTACCAGAAAATATATTTTGATTATCAATTTCTTGCCAAGCTGTACCGTTGAATATAGCCCAATCACCTGTCTGCCAGCTGTTATTTCCATCTAAATTTGTGGTACCTGGAGTCCCTACAATGTAATAATATCCTTGAACTCCTACTCCTGAAGCTAACGCTGGATTGTTTGCGTTGGCATCCCATGATCCTTGAAAACTTAAACCTGAAGGTAGTTGATCTATCCATTGTACTCCTGTTGCTGTAGCTGAAAGAACTTGTCCGCTTAATCCTACATTTCCTAGCCTATCTATTATTTGTGCCTCAAATTCATGAGTGCTGTGAGATATGATTTTAGGAACCGTGGTGTTTAATTCAAATTGTGGATTTTGTCCCGCAGCCCCCAGTCTTAAGCCGTTTCCAGCCCAATTGTATATAAAGCCAAAACCAGCTCCATCGTCATCCCATCCAAAACTAACTTTGTAGTCGCCGTCCTGTTGTATTAAATATTCTGGATCCCCTGTTGTTACTGAGCTTGGTTTGTTTATAATAAATCTGTCACAATCGTCAAACCTCATTTGATATAAGCCGCTGCTTAATGGAAGTGATTGTGATAACTTGCTGTCGCCGATCGTTAGTCCATCTGGCGTAAACATAGCTATTCTATTCAGTGTACCTGATCCCGCTATAGTGTTTATCCAGTTTGTTCCTGTTCCGGTAGAAGATAAAACTTGACCTGAAGTCCCAACGTCTCCACTGCTGTCAGCATATGTTCCTGTGATAGATAAATTTCCTGTTAAGATAATATTATTAGTAGCAGTGTTTCCTGCAGCCAAAACCTCTGCAAGAGTGTCTGCTGGAATTACATCAGCAATAGACTGTAATGTAAAGTTTACAGTCTCGTTGCTATTTGATGTGTCTGTGCCTATTACATAATCTGCGAGTTGCGGTG